GGACGCGGCGATCTGGTACCGGGCGTCATTGCCGTCCTTGTCCGGCCGCGTCCACGACTCCGTCTCGCCGTTCGTCTGGCGGATCCACTTCCGGCCCGGCTCATGATCAGCGTTCAGCGACGGGGTTCGCCACACCAGCTTGACCGCCTTACGCCACGACTCCTTGGCGTACTTGAGCTGCGTCGACGTACCCAGGATGATCGGGAACCGCTTCTTGAACTGCCAGTACACCGACAGCCCCACGGGCAGCTCTGTCTTGCCGTTCTGCCGGGAGACCAGTAGCAGCACGATGCGGAACCGCGGCCGGCACCCTACGCCGTGCACACCGAGCGCCTCCGAGCACTCCGAGCCGCACAGCAGTTCGCCACCGCGGATCACCGCGCGCTCTTGCCACGGCAGGTACGGGTGATCAATCTCGTGGGCGAACTCGATCGCCTCAAAGCCGTACGAGGTGTACGGAGTCAGCTCCCGCAAGGGTGGCGTGGCGAGGCGCGGTTCGACGCTTCCGAGGATCGGCCGGGCCGGGAGCAAATCCGTCATGATCGGTTTCTATCGGGGCGCCGGGGAGAGGGATGCAGGACAGGGCGGGGTGTCCGCCACCCCGGTCGCGGGAAAAAACGGGGCCGGATTTTCGTCACGCTGCTCGACCACATCCCCGTCGACCACGTCACTCTGTGTCATGTCCACTTGGTCACTCCCCGGTTCGGTCGGTCGGCAGCCCGCGACGGGTCACCGATCTTGAGGTTGCACGCCGCGCACGCGGCCACGATGTGTGATGCCACGTCGGCCGCGCACCCATGGCATCCGCTCTCCTTACCGTGCAGGTGATGGGCGTGGCCACCGCGCATCGGCGCGTCGATGGTGCACACGCCCTTGATCTTGAGCTGGCACAGGAACCCGTCACGCCGCAGCACCCGGGCACGCACACTGCGCCATGCCCGGGTGCTGCCATGCGACCAGCCCTTACTCACACCCAGATGGGTAGCACAGCGAACAGCACGCCGACACCGACCAGGCCCCACGCACCGATGGCGGTCGCCGAGTCACCGAGCCAGACCACGAACGATCGGCGCTCACGGTGGTAGTGGTAGGCCGCGCTGAGATAGATCATCCGAGGATCAACCCCCCGAACGCCCACCCGGCCAAGAGCGCATCGACGATGAGCAGCGGCGCCACCATGGCGAACAGCACCCGGGCCATCACCGGTACCTACGCTTCTGGCAGGTACGGCAGGCGTAACGCCAGACCGTTCGGTCCCGCCAACAGAACCCGTAACGGCGCAACAGCCTCAGCACGCGCTGCATCACTGCCACCCGGGCCCAGGGCGCGGCGCGGGCGCCGGGTCGCACGTACGCGAGGTAGAGCCACCCCGCTTGTGCGTGTGCACGATGCCGCCCTTGGCGTTGCACTTGCGCGTGAAGTCGTCTTGATCCTTCGACGAGCAGCCGCCGCCGGCCGCGCCGCATACCATCAGCAGCGCGGCGAGCGCAGCCAGCAGCAGGGCGACGATGCGGGCCCTCACTTGACGACTGGCTTAACGACGAGGCTCGCGGAGGTCATGACGGTGGGCACCTTGATGCCCTTGGCCGTCAGTAGCTCGCGCGCCCTCTGCTGATCGAGGATTTCGCGCCCGGCGCTGTAGGCCAAGGTCATGTCCCCGTAGGGGCCCTCTTTGAGGTTCAGCCCGCGGATCTCGGCCTTCAGTTCCTTGACCCGGGTTTCGGCCTTGAGCTTGTCGCGGTTCGCCGCGTCGAAGTCGGCGAGCAGGCGACCGATGGCCGCTTTTGTCATGCGAGGCATGGGATTGCCCTCTCTCTGGTTGGTGCGGGCCGGCCCAACCAGGTCCGGCCCGCAGAGCTGATGGTGCGGCTTGTCGGTGCGGTTTTGCAAGCCGTTCGCTCAGGGCGAACAACCTTTGATCATGGAGTAACTACCGCGGGTACGCGGCGAGTGTGTTACCCCCTTAGAAAGACGCTATTGACATGACGTGGATCATCGTGTAATTCGCGCATGGCCGAAGTTGGCGGGGAATCCTCTTATCCCCTTGATTCCTGTTTTTGCAGGTCAAGGGCCATCTGATCCGGCTCAGGAAATCCCCTAGAGGATTTCAGGCTGCTGGAACCGTCCAACGCGCGCAGGGCGAATCCGCGGAACCCCTGATGCCCGTTCAGCTCCTTGAAGAGCACCCCGGGCGCCTGCTTCAGCTTGGCGTAGAAGCCACGTTTGGTGAGCTGGGAGCCGGAGCCCACCTCGCCCCACATCCACGGCTTGAACGCCTCCCAGACGTCGGCCGACTTGGTCCACGCCGCGGCCGGATCGACCGGGTAGTCGACCAGCGGCGAGCCGAGCCACCGCAGCGCGATGTTCGAGCGCTCGGCGAACTCGCGGTGCGCCTCGGTCCGGGCCGCACCGTCGGCGAAGTCACCGCGGGCCATCAGGTCCCGCAGCGCCCGGACCGCCTTCAGGCCGATGCCGGCAAGGCTGGACGGGGTGGTGAGCCGGTCCTTCAGCCCCCGGTCGTTGACCAGCGGAACATTCGGGAAGTGCACCACTTCGAATCGGCGCGTCCAGCCGCGGGACGAATCGGCAGACGCGGGAATGTCATTGGCCGAGAACACCATCTTGCACCAAGGCTTGAAATAGAAAGGATCTTGCCCTTTGCGCTCGCCCATCACCGTGTCCTCACCGGTGATTTCCTTGATCCGTGAGGTGTTCTCGATCCACGTCGCATCGATGTCGCCGCAGATGTTCGCGAGCTTGCCGAACAGCTCAGCCGTGACGAACCGGTTGTCCGCGAAGTCGTGCAGCGGAATCGACGTGCAGTTGCGCTCACCGAGCAGTTGCTTGATCACCTCCAGCAGGACACCCTTGCCGTTGCCGCCACCCCCGGTGAACAGAATCGCGCGCTGCAAAGGGTTACCGGACATCATCAGGTATCCGATGATCTCCCATACGCGCTGCACGTCGTCAGGCGCCACAGCCCACGCCAGGAACTCGTCGAACGCCTGGCACACGGCGCTGGCCCGCCACGTTATCGGCAGCTGCACGGTCGACAGATACAGTTCCCCGTGTCCGTGCCGGTCGATCACGATCGACGAATTCCACTCGATCATCCCGTTACTGACATTGACGTACTTCTCTACAGGCTCGATATCCAGCCGCGGCAATTCGGCCCGCAGCACATCGCGCACCGTCTGAGAATGCGAGGGCCGGTAATCGTCGCCTAGCGTCCGCACAATGCGGGCGTGAATCAGGTCATCGTTCGAGTGCCACACACCATTCATGTAGCACCAAAACGTCCGGTCGGGCCCCCACCGCACGGCACCGAGCGCGCGGACAGCGTCAGCCACCACGTACGCCCGGATGCCGTCTTTGCCGTGGAAGTACTTCGAGTTGCTCACGCCGGCCGCGCCTCCGGGTGATGGTGCATCAGCGTGCACGGGTCCCCGTCGCACCCGTACGGCACAGAATCGGCATTCTGTTGTACATTGAGCTCTCTGTCACCAAGCCGTGCCAGAACGTAGTCACCCACCACCTCGATCAGGTGGTCGGCCGCGATCGCGGGCACGGCCGAAAGGTCCCCGTCGCGTTCCGCCATGACCACCTCGACGTAGCGATCGAGGGCCCGGGTCGCGCGGCGCCGCTCCCGATCCCGGTACGCGTCGATCCGCTTGTCGCGGTCCGGGTTCGGGCCGGCCGGCTTCGGGCAGTCCGGTCCGTGGACGAACGTTCGACGGCCGAATGCCATGTCGCCGAAGCCCGTAGTCTCCACGCACGTCGGGTGCTCCGGCTCATCCACCATGTAGTCAGCCACGGCGACCACCGCTCAGCCGCTCGATCGCCGCGCCGACCTCCCGGCACTCCGGCACCCAGAACATGCCGTGTGTGCCCAGCTGGTAGCGGGTGAGTGTGCCCTTCTCGACCAGCTCGTAGACCGTCGGCCGAGATCGGCCGACGATCTCTGCCGCGCCGGCCGTGTCCGTCCAGTCGCCCGGGTTCGGTTGCTCTCTCAGCCCGATGGCTATCTCTCTCATGCCGACGAGTATGCAGACTCTTGATCGCTTGTGTCAACTGTCCAGAGGGGCTTGACCGTCGACCGACACCTCTGTAGCGTTCCCGGCATGACAGACATCAGGAAGCAGGTCTCGACCGCCGAAAAGGTCGCCGCCGCACTCCAGGTGTACGCCGACGCCATCCGCCTCGGCCAGACACCCGCCCCGAACTTCATCACCCTGCACACGGCAGCGCTGCCGCACCGCACGTTCATGGCGCTCGCCGACCAGACCGGCGCCCGGATCGAGATCATCAACTCGGCGATCCCGTACGCCAGGCTTGAGCTGCCGTTCGGCGCCGGCATCCTGCCGACCGGCATCACCGCCAGCGTGCACGCCACCACCTGCATCACCAGCGAGGCCATGCGGGCCGACATCGCCACCCACAACGCCGATTGCGTCAACCCGTGCGCTGGCGGACAGTGCACCGACCCGGCCATGCACGCCGAAGGAGGACACGATCTCTGATGGGTGACTTCCGAGATCCCCACTTCCAGGCGGTCGGCTTCGCCGGCCTCATCGTGCAGGAACTGGAGATCATGCTCGCCGTGGCGCGGGACAAGGCCGACGACGCGGTCGGCGCGGTCTACGCCGCGGTCGGACCCGAGACCACCGTGGACAGCGCCCGCAACGCCCTCGAACACATCGCGTCCGTCCGCGACAAGATCCCCGAGATGATCGCGCAGACCGAAGTCGTCAAGGCCGAGCTGAACCGGTATTCGAGCGGCTTCTAGACGTCCCTGCCTGCGTGCGCCCCGGCCATGACCCCCGCGCGGGCAGGAGACACGGAACGGCCCCGCCCCGGACTTCCCTCGGGGGCGGGGCCGCTCTCACGCGCTACGAGCCGGCTGGAGTCTTGGACGTGGTGAGGCGCGCGGCCACGGCGTCGGCGATCTCGTCGACGGTGGGGATCGACACGGTAGCCGGCAGCGCCTTGTCGATCAGGAACGCCTCGCGGGCCGCGTAGCCGAGCGCGGCGCGGACGGTCCATTCCTCCGTCCCGACGGTGACCTTGCTGTCGAGTACGGCCGCGGCGATGTCTTGAATCTCTGCGGGTGTCACGGGCATTGCATCCTCCAGGTGCCACGATGCGGTTGAGGCTTCCTTCGCGCTGTCGTACGACGCGCTGAAGTGTGCGTGTTCGCGATGCTGCGAGGCTCCGGTGTAGGGGCGCTCACGCCACCCGTTGCTCGCCTCCCAGATCCGCTGGTAGTAGATCACGTACCGGAGTCGGGTCTCGGCGCCCGACCGGCACCGGGCCAGCAGGAACTGCACGACCCGTTCCATGTCGACGCCGGGGGTACGCAGATCGGAGTCGACGTCGATCGCGTGAACCTCGTTGATCTTGTCCGCGTCGTGGATCGGCACCGACCCGGTCTCGTCCGGGTTGTGGTCGGACACCTCCTGCTGATGGGCCGTGTCACCGACCGCACCGTCCGAGGCATGATCGCGACCGGGCGCGATCCGGTCGAACTCGGCGAACAGCGCCTTGAGACACGCGACCAAGATCCAGTCGGCCATCACGAGTCCCCATTCTTGATCGTCTCGGCGAGGTCACTGGCTACGCTCGCCTGCTTCTGCTCGACGTTGCGGGCGGTACTGGCCGCCGCGCCCGCGGCCACGAACGCGCCACCCGCCAGCAGCGTCGACGCCACGTTCATCACGGTGTTCAGCAGCCGGATCAGGTCGTCGGAGGACTTGCCAGCGAAGGACAGCAGAGTGATCGCGGAGATCACGACCACGAGCACGATCGTCCCGCAGACCACGAGCAGCCAGTTGGGTGCTTTGCTCACGAGATCCCTTACCTTCATTGTGCGTGATCCATTCTCCCCCGGGGGTACGACGGTTTACGGCGCGGTTTCCTGAACCATGACCGTCACGGACGTATAGAGGCCGATCTGTTCGGCCGCGCCGGTGGTGCCAACCAGCGTGACCGTGTACGCGCCGGCCGCGCCCAACGTCATCTTGTCGCTATTGCCTGGCGTCATCACGTCGGTGGCCGCCGCTCCGCCACCGGACAGCGCGAAGTTCGACGTGTCGGCAGCGAACGCGGACGGGCCGACCACGTGCGGACGGGCCGAGATCAGACCGGTCGCGGCCGCGGTCGGGTCGGCGCGGATGAACCACCACAGGGTGAGTTCGGCGCCGGCCGCCGCCGTCGTGAAGTTGATCGAGATACCGGTGATCGCCACCGCGGTGGAACTCGCGGGGATGACCGCCGACGCCTCCTGTTTGATCATCGTCGGGCGGACGCGGTTCACGTCGCCCGCGGCGATGACGTCGCCACCAGCCACCATGGTCAAGCCTCCAGAACCCTCAGGGGTGTACGCGTACCGGGCAGCCTGATACAGGGTGATCGGCTCACCGACGACGTGCGTGCTGACGACACCGTTCATCGACCGGGTCACCGTGGCCGTCTGCACACCGGCGACCGGAGCGGAGAACGGCGCGGTGACCCGGACCCGCTCGCCGCCGTTGAGGACCAGATCGTAGCCGGTCGCCGTCTGCGACCAGGTGTCCTTGATCGGATCGGCGAGCAGCACAGCGAGGGACGTCGACGTCGTAGTCATCGCGGCGTTGACGGTGCTCGACCGGACCGAGTACCGGTCGGTGCCGTACACGCCGGAACGCCACAGATCACCAGGGACGCACTTCAGCGTCACGGTCCGGGTCGTGTGGTCGATCTTGTGCGTCCACTGCAACGCGTGCAGCGGCACCGGGTCCGGCTCGACCCCCGCCAAAGTGATCAGGTCCCCCGGACGCAAGTTCGCGACCGCCGTCTTGTAGCCCGGGTTGGCGAGCAGGTCGATCGTCACCTGCAAGTAACGGGGCCGGTCCAGGGTGGCCATGTTCAGCTCCCACGCGGCCCGGTCGTCGATCAGCGCGTCGGACTGATAGTTGACGTCCAGGGCGCCACGCACCTCGCCGATGCCGGCTGGCGGATTCTGGATCGACAGCGGCCCGGACGTCCGGATCACGGTCGCGTTGGCGCCGGAGCTGTTGGTCACGGCCATCCGGTTCGCGACCCCGACCGGGCCGACCGTCTTCAGCAGCGGCGGTGCGACGTCGACACCCTTGGTCAGGGCCATCTTGACTGTCTGCCCGAACCGGTCCATCCGGGTGCGGAACGTGATCCCGTAGAACGACGTCGTGTCCCAGTGCAGAGCGCCGTCGGTGCGCACGCACTCTTCGATCAGGTCGTAGAGCAGGCCCGGCTTCTGCGGGCCCATCGGCACCGTATCGGCGGTGTTGCCGTTGACGAACGTGGGGATGCCGGCCGACGCCAGCAGCCGCACCCACCGGTTCCCGGCCAGCTCCCCGGCGTAGCCGTTGAACACCCGGAACGCCGCGTAGGTGCCGGTCAGGTCGAGGGACGTGTCGGTGATCGCGAAGATGTGCGCGTACGCCGCACCGTTGGTGTACGGGTTGGAGGTGACGTTCCAGCGCAGCGGCCGGCCCGTGCCCGCGAACGGGTAGGTGAACGTCACCCCGAGCACTGTCGCCGCGTCCTGGGCGTACCAAGCCGGTTCGACCGTGACCGTGCCGGCGGCAACGGTGACCCGAATCCGGCAGCGCATCCACTGGCTCGGCACCACCCCGCCGAAGATGGAGCCGAGCGTACCGAGCACGGTCCCGTCGGTGGCGACCATCTGGAAGTTGAACTGCGTGTTCGACAAGATCCAGTCGAAGCGAAGGCCGTCGGTGGTGGTGAAGCTGAACATCGTCTGATTGGTGGCCGACAGGGTGGCCGGTACCTGCATGGCCCAGCACACCTGGTAGCCGTTGCCGGACGCGCGCAGGAAGCTACCCGACAGGCCGCCGTCGGACCCGAGTTCGATCACCTCATCGGAGCCGGCCGGCCCCGGGTTGCCGCCGAAGGTCACCGAACCGGTCGCGATGCCGGCCGGCCCGCTGGTCTCGTTGGCCAGGGTGTTGCCCGACGCGGCGCCCTCACCGGTCCAGTATCCGAGCAGCGTCGGATAGGTGTGGATCTCGATGAACATGGGTGAGCGGACCGGCTCTTTCCACTGATTCTTGATCCGGTCCAGGACGCCCATCGCGGTGAACCCGGTCCATGACCGGCCCCGCGCCGGTGTTACCTGATGCAGGGTTGTCGTGTCCGGTAGCCACTCGTTGGCCTCGGCGTTGGCCAGGGTCGCTCCGTCGACCGACAGCCGGAACCGGGTGTTACGGCCGATCTTGCCGTAGAGCGGCGACAGCGGATTACTCGGGTCCATCGACAGATCCGAGTTGTCCCACGTCAAATCGATCTTGGATGGGGCGGTGCCGGAGTCCGGGTCCGGGCCCACTGTCGCGGTGATGCTCTCCTCGATGAACGCCGTCTTGGCCGTGTACGCGCCGTCGATGAACAGCTCCGCGGCGACCGTGTTCGCCATCAGCGCACCGGCCCGATGTTGATCCCGATCAGGTCCGGGCGGCCACCGCGCCGCGCCACCGACGTCTTGATCAGGTCGACCAGCATGTCACCCATGCGGGTGCCGTCCGACCCGATCGGCACGACGTCGCCGCCGCCGGCCGACGCCCGCGACCGGACCTCCTCGCCGCCCTGCAATAGGGCCAGCTGCGGGGAGCCGACCGGGCCCGGGACGACACCGCCGGAGTGGAACGTCGGCAGCTGCGGCACGCTGATGCTGTTGCCGCCGATGAACGGCACCCACCCGGGCACCGACCACGACAGCTGGCCGATCGTCGAGTTCCAGGCGCGGGCGATGCCGTTGAACGCGGCCTTGTACGGCGCCATGATGAAGCCCGCCACTTTGGAGAACGCGGACCCGATCCACCCGGGGATCTTCTTCAGGAAGTTCCACGTGTCCGACGCCGCGCTCTTGATCCACGACCAGGACGCGCGCCACGCCTTGGAGAACCAGTCGGTGCGCTTCGCGATCAGCACGATCACCGCGATCAAGGCGACGATGCCGACCACGATCCAGGTGATCGGCGAGGCCAGCAGCGCACTGTTCATGATCCACTGCGCAGCTGCCCACACTTTGGCGCCGGCCGCGGCCGCTTTCTGCGCGACCGCCTGCGCGATCGTCGCCACTTTGGTCTCGGCCAGGCTCAGCAGCAGCGGCGCCAAGCCGCCGGCAAGGTCGGCCCAGCCTTGGATATAGGCGACAATGCCCTGCTTACCCGGGCCCTGCATGATCGTGGCGGTGCCGTCGATGACGTCGTGCACGCCGATGATGTTGCGCTCGGAGTTGTCGGCGGCCTCGCCGACCTTGCCGAAGCCATTGGCGGACTCCCCGGACTCGTGCTTGATCCGTTCCGAGGCGGTGCCGACCTCATCACCCATCCGCTTCGACGCCGCGCCGACGTTGTCCATCGACGCGACCAGGGGCTTTTCCTCGCCCGCAAACGTGAGCTTGACCTGGTTGGCCACGGGTCAGCTCACCTCCAATCCAGCGGATCGGGCAAGCTCGGTCATGCCCTTGGCCATCAGCGCGGTGATATCGTCGCGGTGCAGCCGCAGCCCGCGGTAGACGTAGCGTCCCTCGCGGATGAACGGCCGCGCAGACGGCCGGCCGCGGCGCCGTCCCTCGCCGCCGAAGTCGAGCCACGGCGTGTACGGCGCCCGCGACCCGCCGATCGCTACGGCCGCGGTCCGCTGCGACGACCGCGCCTTGATCGACGCCTTCGCTCGGCCGGACCGCACCGCGATGTGCGCGCGGGAATAATCGACGATCAGCCCGGTCGCCTCGTTGAAGATCAGCCGGAGCTGCTTCGGGAATCCGGCGTCGACCTCACGCAGCGAGCGCTGGAACTCTTTCAGCCCAGCGATCTGGATCCGGTCGGCGGTCACAACCCCACCTCCCGGCGCTGGCCCTCACGAGCGTAGTAGCGCGACCACATCACGAACTCGGCATTGGTCATGCGCGCCTCCAAGTCGCTCACCAACAGGCCCAGCTTGTCGGCCAGGAAGTACGTGAACTCAAGATCGGGATCGTCGTCGAGGGCGCGATACGCTGCTTTTCCCGGCGCCCTCCACCATGCGGGACAGCTCCCCGATCGCCCGCGACACTGCCTCGATCGTGCCCGTGTCGTCTTCTTCGCCCCACGCCTTGACGTCGTCGACGGACATCACCGGGTCGACCAGGCCGATCGACATCATGTACGCGTCGCGCTCGTAGACGTCGTCGATGTCGGACACGTTCAGCGCCTCGCGCCGGTTCAGCGCCCGGACCGTCACCGTGCCCGACCCGTCCGGGAGCTCCACCACCCGCTGCCCGAGCTTGCGGGCCAAGATCGCCTCGCGCGTCAAATTCCCCATGATCGTGTTGCCTCTCTCTGCTTACGGCTGCGCGGTGCGGACGACCGCGCCCGAGACTTCCCACTCGCCCGACCAGGTGACCATGTCGTCGAACGGTGCGCTGACGTCGAACTTCGACAGGATGCCGGTGAAAACCTCCTGCGGCTTGGTCGTCCCCGTCCCGGCCACCTGCCGGGTGATCGACATCGACACGCCCTCCTGCCCTTCGAGCAGGGTCGGGGTGCCCGTGGTCGCGCCGATGTCGTAGCTACCGGACGCGGTGAACTTGCCGTCCTTCACACCGCCGGCCTTAGTCCGGGCGGTCACGCCGTAGCCGGACGTGTCGTGCACGTCGGCCGACCCGGAAAAGTTCGACGTCTTCGTCGACGGGCTGATGTCGTTCGCGCCGATCTTGAGCACGGTCAGCTTGCCGTGGGTGGGTGTGTAGGCCATGGTTACGCTCCCGTGCCGAGGATGTCGAAGTGAAGCAACGCGCCGAGGTAGACGTCAGGGGCGCCGGCCAGGGTGACCGTGTCGAAGGTGATCTCTTGCAGGGTGACGTCTGAGCACGTCGTCCAGGTCTGCGGATCGAGCGCAACCGCCGCCGCCGACGCCAACCGGAAGACGTCCTTCAGCGCCTGGCGGGCGACGCTCTTGCCGACGATGATCAGCAGCACCGCGTCGGTGATCTTCCACAGCCCGCGGTAGGTGCCCCGGGCGATGGCGTCCGGGAGCAGGAACGTAGCGCCGGGCGCCTGCGGCTTCTCAGACCATTTGGTCACCCGCAGCTCAGGCACCGCCGCGCGCAGCTTGGTCTCGGCCTCAGTGAAGATCGCATCTAGGTCGATCATCAGCCGGCCTTCCGCGGGCGGGACAGGCCGGCCAGCGACGTCGCGACGTCGGGGTCAAGCTTGGCCAGCAGCCTCACCTCGGAGCCCTGATCGGGTGAGCCCGCCACGCCAGCCGGGGCGTCCCGGCGGAAGTTCCACCGAGCCACCTGCAGCAGCGTGGCCGCGGTCGCCTGCACAGGGATCGACGACCAGCCCCACGGGGTGGCGCTGACCGCGTAGGAGATCGGCGCCGACGGGAACGACGGGATCGGAATCTGCACAAGACCAAGCTTGGTCCACGGCATCCCCTTGGCCGGGGCATCGTCGGGGAGCAGGATCGCCCCGGTCGAGGCGAACGCGACCCCGTTGATCAGCATCCCGGTCGAGGTCATCACGTCGTCGATGTCGAGCAGCCACACCCCGTACGCAGGGCTGTACGCGGGAGGCCGCCGGTAGGTGCGAACCACCGCGCCGACCTCCACGCCGAACTGCCGGTTACACCGGTCGTCGACGGCGCGGGAGGCCGCAGTCACCCACCGCGCTATCGAAGCATCATCCGCGACGTCGCCCATGGCGATGCGCAGATAATCCTTCGCTTGCGCGAGGGTGGCGTAATCCGGCCTCCACGTCATCGGCTGTTACTCGCCCTCGCCTGCGGGGCCGCTGATGCCGGGGGTGCCCGCGACGGCCGGGTCGATCTGGCCGGGCGCGACCGACGGGTAGACGTAGTCGACGCCGGGCGTTGCGCCCGGCTCCCGGCCGACCGGGCGGATGTGGTCGGGCACCACCGCGGTACCGAGGTCCACGCCGGCCTGGTTCTCGGGCAGCATCGCGCGGACCTCGTCCGCGGTCCGCATCCGGCCGGCCACGTTCACGACCCCGTTCGCGGCCAGTTCCTGCCGGTCGCCTTCGGAGAGCTGAAACGTCTGCGCCGGGGCGTACGGCTGCGTGCTGCCGCCGGCCGCGGCGAGCTGCGCCTTGAGCCGGTTGTTCTCCTCGCGCAGCGCGTCGCGCTCCGCGGCGATGTCATCCTTGGTCTCTGCCACGATGGCTCCCAAAAACCTCGAAGTTTCTTGATCTTGCATGTTTCACGTGAAACGGTGGAGCGCGGCGCGCCCATGGGGAAAGCGCGCCGCGCCGCTCAGGGGCCTACACCGGGTCGTAGATCAGCTCACGGGTCCGAGTGAAGTCCGTGATGGCGAGGGCCTTGTAACCCCAGATCCCCATGTCGACCCACGCAACCCGCCACTGCAGGTCGATGCGCTGAGGCGTCGACGCCCACAGGCACACCACCTCCGGGTCGAACATCCACGACGACGCGGCCACGGTGCCGGTCGCCGCGGTCGCCCACGCCGGCACGAACGTCTTGCCGCGCACGTTCAGGTAGTTGTACGACGGGTCCGCCGACCCGGCGGTATTCATCGCCCCGAACGACGGGTACAGCGGGCGGTTCGTCGTGTCGACCGCTTTGGCTAGCTTCTGGTACAGGTCGATCTGCGTGAACACCTTGGCGAACCGGTCGCCGCCGCGGATGTACTGCAGGGCTGTGATCGCCGACGCGAGGGCCTGATCCATGGCAGCATCGGTGACCGCGACGCCCAGCGCGATGTCCGGGATCGATGCGGACTGCGCGACGAGGAACGCCTGCACGGCCGCCTCCAGGCCCTCGAACCAGGCGCGCACCATCTGCCGCCAGATCAGGCCGGACATCTGCGGGTTGCCGCCCTGGTCGAACGCCTCCCGAGTGATCTCCACCTTGCCCGACAGCGCCGACGGAGTGATCGTCTGCGCGGTCGCGGTGAACGCACCCGGGGTGGGCTCGGTGCCGGTGACGTGGTCGGCGACCAGCCCGGACGAGCTGGAGAACTTCGGCACCACGAACGGAGTCACCACGTCGAGGGTGCCCTTGTTGGTGGCGTCGACCAGGGGGTAGAGGTAGTCGAGTTGATCTACGTACAGCTCCGGCTTGTTCTGCGGGTAGTTCAGGTTGACGACGTTGGCCGGGGTGATCGCGAACTGCTGCTGCGCGGTCGGCGCGTCGAGCCGGCCCGGGTGCGGGTCGTCGCCGAGCGCGTACTCCAGCCACGCGGCGATGCGCTTGCTGGCCGCCGGGTCGGACGTGTTGTTCGGGCCGGACGACAGCAGCAGGTCGGAGCTGAAGTCGTGCGTGCCCATCCGCAGGTTGCCCTTACGGTCGTACCGGTAGGGCAGCGGTTCGGTCACCTCGATGCGGCCGTGGTTGGCGTTGACCGCGGTCGGCCCCTCGGGCGCCGCGGCCGGCTGCTGCGGCTGCTGCGCGAAGTGCGCGGCGAACGCGGCCCACTGCTCGGGGGTGACGTTGTAGGACTGCGCGGTGCCGGGCGCCGGCTGCGGCGCGGGCGCCGGCTGCGGCTGCGGGGCCGGGGCAGGGGCCGGGGCAGGCTGAGTGCTCAGGTGCGCGGCGAACGTGGCGCACGCGATGTTCGGCGCGTGAGCCTGGCCGCAATGCGGACACTTCATGGTTCCTCCGGTCAGGCTCGCGGCCACGGTGGTCACGCGTGCATCGTCGAAAGCGGGTAGGTAGGTGGTGGACGTTTCACGCCAGGTGGCGCGCTGCACGTTGATGACGCCTTGGTCGTCGATCGTGACGTCGCCGTCCTCCGGGTCGATGCTGAAATCGACCCCGACGGACAGCCCGGAGTAGAGACCGTTCGCCGCATCGTAGAGCAGTTGATCACGGGCCATCTTCTGCGGCGACCCGTCAACCCCGCCGAGGACCGACAGCGCCACGACCGGGCCGTCCGCCGAGTCGATGATCGACCGATGCGAGCCGACCGGCGTGGAGTGATCCTGCAGGTGCGGCATCCGCTCCGGCGTCGAGTACTCCAGCGACCCGGGCAGGAAGCGGTACTTCAGGCCGAACTTGTCGGCCACCGCGTTGTAGGGCACCGCCAGCCCGGTAATGGTCCGGCCCGCCTCATCGACGGTCGGGGCAGCCGGGGCCGCGTCGGCGAAGTCAACCCGGTCGAACGTGAACGCCGGCCCGCCCCCGTCGAACCTGCGGCTGGCAGGGAGCGCATTCTGCGCGGGAGCCTGCTCGGACGCTGCCGCCGGCTTCGGAGCCTTGTTGATCGCGCTCACGGGGATGCCTTCCTGCGCGGCGATCCACGCGGGGTCAAGACCGACCAGCGCTTGCATGCCCTGATAGTAGGCGATGCGGCCGGCCGGATCAGGCTTGAGGTAGTCGTTCAGGTCGAAGCGCACCGTGTAACCGCGCCGGGTCACGTCACCCATCGACAGCCGGTCAGTGATCGCGCTCATGTACGGCGCGTACATGCGGTTGATCTTGTCCCGGCGCCGGGCATCCTCGTTCTGATAGGTGCGCGAGGTGGTCGACACGCCGATGTCTTCCGGGTCGACACCGAGCCCGTTCGCCAGGTCGATCATCACCGACGTGCGGAGATCAGCGAGCGTGAGATCTTTCGGGGAGGGCACACCGCCCTCGACCCGCTTGACCGTCGACGGGACCCAGCCGACGAACGGCCGCTGCTGGCGCATGGCCGCGTACTCGGCCAGCCACGGCTCGATCTCGTCTTCGCGCATGTTGTCGACGTCGGGGTTGTCGCCGTCGGTGAAGTACTCGCGCAGCGACGGGTTCTCCGCGTACGAGCCAATCAGCGCGTCGAGGCGCCGCATCACCCGAACGGCCATCGCGTTGGACTTCAGGATGCCCGGGTTCGGCGAGTCGAAGCGCTTCATGTCCGACGCCGGCACCTGGTCATAGCCCGGGCCGTCGCAGTGCCGCACCCACACCCACCGGTCATCACCGGGCAGCGGCGCGCCGGTCGGCCGCTTGAGCACGACCCGGCCCGGTTCGACCCGGCACACCGACATCGGGAACCCGTCGAAATCGCGGCCGGTCACCCGCCACCACGCGATCCGCTCAAGCGCGAGATCTTCGATCGTCATCGCCATGTGCACGACGTTGGGCACGTCCAGGTCGAACTGCCGGAACAGCGGGCTGTCCTGCACTTCGACGCCGCGATACAGGCGCAGCGGGATCGTGCCGATCGAGCACAGCTCGTTGCGGCCACGCTGCACGGCGGCAACCGACAGCGCCTCCTCACGGCTGACCGCGCCCAGGCCGGCCCGCATCGAGGTGAGCAGCCGGTCGACCGGCTGCGGCGCCAGGTCCGCGACCATGTACGTATGCGCCGGGGGCAGGTCGAGCCTCAGGGCGGGCGGAGGCGCCACCAGAGACAGCACACGGTCCGCGAACGCTGAGAATCGACCCACGCGCGCAGTGTAGCCGGATCTTGCCCCTACGCGGCGTACGACCGGCGCGCGACCTCACGACGCTTCGGCAGCGTCCGGGCCAGGTGCAGCGCGCCGGCTACCGCGTACACGGCGTCGACGTTCCCTCCGCCGCGCCGGGTGAACACCCACACCGACCCCTGCCACGCCTTCTCGGCCGGCCCGATCTGGTCGTCGAGCATCGCCTGCTCGGAGTGCGCCACCGTCCCCGCGATGACCTCCTTGTGCAGGCCCATGCACACCGCCGGGGTTTCGCCGCGGATCTCGGCCACGGTCACGCCGCGGGGAGGCCAGCCGCGCACACCCTTGCTGCGCCGGTCGGCGAGCTTCGCGGCGACCGCAGCCGCTGGCCCGTCCGGGAACCAGCCGATCGCCCGCGCGCCGACCCGCTCGACCCACCCGGGCAGGTCGTGCTCAAGCTGCGATGCGGCCCGGGCGCCCTCCCATTCGGCGATCGTCTCGATCCGGACCCGTCCGTCGTCGAGCAGCGCGGCCGCGGCGAGGGTGGCATGCGTGCCGTCGGGCGTCAGATCTACGCACAGCGCGATCCGGGAGCGGACGTCGAGCAGGTCGCCCGGGTCGCAGCACAGCTTCCACGCCCGCTCGGGGATGGCCGGATTCAGCGCCTTGACCCGGATACACATGCGCTCGGTCAGGAAGCCGTTCAGCGCGTCACCACCGAGACGCTTCGCCCGGCGCGCGCCAGCCAGCAGCACTTCCAGGTCGAGTCCGTGGCCGACCCGCGGGTTGGCCTGCAGCAGCGCGTCGACGTCTTCCGGGTCGGCGCCGTCGGGCGCCGACCATTCGAGCAGCCCCAGTCGGCGGTCACCGACCCCGGTCGCGATGAACTCTCGCGCGCTGTCCTGCAGGTCGTTGAGCACCACCGACCGGGCATCACCGGCGTTGGACAGGGCCCAGATCTGCGCGTCGAGCGGCGAGCAGGCCGGCTCGAACGCATCCCACGCCTCGTACGACTTGTGCTGCCGCAACTCGTCGGCGACCCCGCGGTTGATCGTCAGCGACCGGCCACCCTCAGAGTTGGACGCGGCGATCAGGTACCGGGCGTCATTGCCGTCCTTGTCCGGCCGCGTCCACGACTCCGTCTCGCCGTTCGTCTGGCGGATCCACTTCCGGCCCGGCTCATGATCAGCGTTCAGCGACGGGGTTCGCCA